TAAACACGTTGACCTTGTTGATTTTCATAGTTACGAGTCTGAATACGACCTGTAATTCCAATCAATGCGCCTTTCTTAGCCCAGTTAGCCAAATTTTCAGCTTGCTGGCGCCAGATAACACAGTTAATAAAGTCTGTTTCACGCTCGCCGTTAGCGTCCTTGAAATTGCGGTTAACCGCAAGGCTGAAAGATGCTACTGCGATATTGTTACCTGTATATTTAAGTTCGGGGTCTCTTGTTAATCTTCCAACGAGACAGACTGAATTAATCATTTGTTTTTCCTTTCTCTTTATTCACGATTTAAGAAATCGTCCAGTGTTAGAACCTCATGTAGCTTCTTTTGAGACTTGCAATAATCGCAATGTCCACACTTCTTAGGTTCTTCGTTTCCAAGCGATACTTGATATACTCTAGGGGCGTGCTCTTTGATATAATTTAGCCCCTCTGTGAGCCATTCCTCAGTCAGTTCGATAATTTCCTTATCTGGCTGTTTCTCTTTCGATACGGCCACAATAAACGGCTTGAATGTTGGATAATCCATTTGGCGTAGCAATTCTAAATAAGTCCCTAGTTGGACATGGTATTGAAACCCTAGAATGTTATTGACGGCAGTTGGTACTTTAGCATGCAATTCCTCTGACCATTCCTTAGTCCAGATAGATTTCATGGTCTTTAAATCGACCACATAGCCTTTTGAAAAGTTGATACTATCCAATTTCCCTTTGAATGGCACGCCAGCAATGAAACCAGTAACAATCTTTTCTTTTTCGACTTTGTCACCTTTCTTGCCGTGATAAAGATTATTGAAAAGTGCGTCGTCCTTAAGTGTGTCGATAACCTTCTCAGCTAACTTGAAATCAGATAACAGCCCATAAGGTTTGCGGCTTGAGAACATAGCTTTTTTGTTATCTTCTTTGAATTTCCCGTGAGCTTCCTCACTCTCAAAGTAGCTATGGACGTAGTTGCCAAACAGTAGAGGTTTTTGATCTCGTTCGTCATCCCAAACACCATCATCAATAGCCTTAGCTCTAGCCTCGCATTTCATGTATTCCTTGAAACGACTTACAGACATATAGGTTTTGTCAGAATAATAATTATCATCCGTCAAGATTGTTAGTTCAGTCATTTTCTACCTCTTTGATTTTGGTTGAATCACCTTCGAATAAGCTAACTTCTTCGATGATTTCACCAGTTTCAGCGTCTACGCTTTTATCTGGTTCAGCTTCATCACTCATAAGGTCGCCCAAAAGTGTCTGGGTGTCCTCGTTTTTTGGTGTAACATCGATAGGGTCAGCCTTAACTTCCTCAGTTTGATTATCTGAGATAAGGCCCTCTTGCATTTCTGTTGATAGAGGGGCATATTTGCTCAAAATGCTCTTGAGTACGGTTTTTTGAGCCATAGCGTCAAAATCTGTTGACCACGGCCCTCTTGCGTAAGTCTTTGAAAAGCGTTTACCGTGTGATTCCGCTTGTTCTTTCGTCCAGAATGTCAGCTTTTTAAAGCCGTTTACAAGCTCGAAGGTTGCAAAATAGCCATATACTTCATCTTCTGGTTGGGTGAAATCAATATCCAATGTTTCAAATAGTGGATCATACGATTTGAATTGTGCTTTATAAACCTTGCCGGAATTAATAGCCTTAAACTGACCGGAGCGGATAGCTAGCTGGATAAGTCCTTTGTATCCTAATTGAAATTGTGCATCTTGCTTGTATGGCACGATGTAAGCAAAACCCAAACTTGGCTCAATAGGTAGATTTAATACCGCCGCTTTCATCGCTGCCGTCATGATTGATGTATTACTAGCTCTTGCTAGTAGGTTGTTATTGTTTACGATTGACAATAGACTGGCCGTAAATTGTCGTTCATTGCCGTTAAGTACCTCTTGAAATTTCTGTTTTACTGCTGGTGTGTTAAAAAAATCTTTGTGTGCAAGTTGATTTGTCATGTTTTGTCTTCCTTTTTGTTTTGGATACCCTTATTTCGCATTTTAAGGGGGTGTGGTGCCATTTTAATGATACTCTAGTCTATTTATACCACCGAGCAAAACACACGTCTTAAAATCGATTTTAGAGAGGTTTTTCAGTGTGCGCTAAAAATCTGCGTTGATTTCTTAGCGAAATACATATATTCGTTAATTTTCTCGATAAACGAATACAAATCTAAATCATCCATCATTTTCTGTTTGTGCTCTTTTGAGAATACAAGGCCGTGAATACGCTCGTAGTCTTCAAAGAGCTTTAGTTTAACTTCGGTTTCTGTCAAAGCATCATCCTCTTGTCTTGTTGTGTTTTGAATTGATAGACGTGTTCATTCGTTGTTCCAAGTCCTGTCTTTTTGAATACCCGTGAATAAACACGCTTACCGTAAATATCTCTAATTTCCTGCGGGCTTAAGTTAGTGGTAATGATAGTCTTGGTACGCTTGTTTAAAATGCTATATAAGATACCGTTAGACCACTCCGATGCTTTCTCAGTGCCCAAATCGTCTAATACTAGCCATTCAGCTTCGGCAATCCGTCTGATGTACTCAGCTTCAAGACTGAAGTCCTCTTTGATTTTAGCTAGCAAGTCAACCACGTTGATAAACAGCCCCATCTTTTTTGTGTAGTCGGACAAGCCTTTAAGTGCTGAGTAAGATAAATGACTCTTGCCCACTCCAGTGTCCCCGATTAAAACAATGTTGTATTCCTCACCGTCAATGTAGCCCTTAATCTGATTTCTAACATTTTTTAAGTCTTCCTTCTGTTCTCTAGTCAGGGCTTGATAGTTGTCGAAAGTAGCATTTTTTAAGTCGTCATCCATCAAGCTAAAATCTTTGAGAAAGTACAAGCGTTTCTGTTCTTGTTCTCGCTCATACTGTTCCTGTGCCTTGATTTCATTCAATCTTGCTTGCTCTTCACGGTGACACTGTTCACAAACTGTATAAGGCTCTCTGCCAGGGAACTGGATTGTAACGTAATTTCTTTGGTGCTTTTCGCAGTATTTGTCGCTAGTCGTCATATATTGCTTGCGCATTTGCCTAGCTTTGTTCTCTAAACTCATAGGCAATACCTCTAATACTTACCGCAAGCAGGGCCAAATTTTGCTTTACCGTTGCTTTGCGGTCTAGTCAAGAATGGTTTGTGTCTATCAACTGTATTCTTGCTATTTTCGAATTGTCTTTGGTCTTCCTCTTGCTGTACTACAGTCTTGATTCCGTTTTGCGCCCAATTCTTTAAGATGGCTTCGATATATCTGAAAGAGCGTTTAGAATTATCAGCGGCTTTGTCTATAGCTACCTTGACCAATTCCGGCTCCATTCCGTCGATATCTTGATATTCTTTGAGTTGCTGAGATTGAAAACCATCTAACACACCAATTCTTTCTTGGTAATACTTGAAAACATTAAATTCCGTTTGAAAGTCAGCAGTAGCAGAAATTTGCCCTTCATGGCTCCCTATACTATATAAAGTGTTACCGCTGTCTGCTGCTGACGGCATCTCAGTATGGTTTATATTAGTATGGTTTAACTCAGTATGGTTAGAGTCCCTCTCACGTTCCTCTAGAAGTCCCTGAGGAAGACCCCCAGAAGTCTCTCTCGTGTACTTCCGAGCATTTTTTATACTTCCGGAAGTCTTTTCTGAGTACCTCCTTGAAACGTCAATCTTTAGAGGGTATATTCTGTTAGGTTTATTTAAACCTTGCTTGATCTCTAACAACAGACCGAAGTCGTGAAGCTCCTTTTTCAATTTGATAATATACTGCTTGCTTTTTTCCAGAAACTCCATAGCACTCTCAACTGTAAAATAGCAGTAAACTTCGCCGTTTTCGTCTGTCCAGTCGCCTCGATTTTTAACAGATAGATTAACTCTATCCAACATCAAGGCGTATAAGGTTTTGGCATCATTTGATAAACCTTTGTATGCTGGGTTGCGATACAAGGCGTATGGTGTCATGAAAAAATTTTGTCTAACAAGTTCTTCTTCTTTGATTTTATTGTGTTTTTTCACCCTTTCACCTCCCTTTGATTTAATGTCTCGAACCGTCCACTATTAGTTGACTGTTGGACTCGTTACATGCTATAATCAAGTAAATCGTTTTGATGAACGTTGCACCTTTTGGAGTTTTCCAAGGGTGCTTTTTTAATGCCTACCCTCCCACCACTACATAATTAATTATTTTTCGTTGTATTTTTTTTAAATCCAAGAGTAAGAGCGGTGAGGCCTGCTGCGATCACTGCCAATCCTAAAGTGCTAGCAATTCCTTCTTTCTCCCCAGTGTTAGGGAGAACACCACCGTAAACGGGCGTATTTGCCACTTGTTTTGGCTCAGATTCGAGTTTGTAAGTAACTGTGGTAGTTTGTACCTCTTTATCTTCACGAGGTGTTACGGGCTTGTTAGGGGTGTTTTCTGATGGCGTAGTTGGTTTAACTGGTTCTTCAGGAATCTCGATAATCAACTCAGGTTTATCGAGGATTGGAGCTTCATTAGGTACGACACCGCCTGACCATTCAGGTTTATCAATACTTGGTGCATCGAATGGAGTTGTTCCGCCATGCCATTCGGGTTTATCATACTGTGGCGCATCATTAGGAATAACGCCCCCGTTCCATTCGGGCTTATCGTATTTCGGAGCGTCGAACGGTACTGTTCCACCGTTCCACTCTGGTTTATCCAAAACTGGCGCTTCGTTCGGTACTGTTCCGATTGGCTCAGTATATTCTGGTTTTACACGTTCTTCAGGAATACCCGGAATGCCACCGTTAAATTCAGGGATTTCAACTTTTGGAGCTTCACGAGGAATTTCAAATGTTGGTTCAGGCTTGTTTTCACCACTGGCATCGCCTTTACCACCGACAAGTTGAACATAACTGTATGAGATAGCACCGTCTGACTCAGCTTTCAACTCAACCTTATTGGTTGGGTTTACGCTTTCTTTAACCGCGTTAATCAATTTAGTTTTATAGTTAATATAAATCATATGATCAAGGCGATCCATTTTAATTGTGAAACCGTGGTCTGATTTACTGATTGATTTTACTAAATCCATAGCAGAACCTTTATCAATCCAAGGGTCTACGCTTTCAATCGATTTGATTTCGAAGTAATTATCAACAAGCTTTTGATTATCACTCATCTCATCAATGATTGTGACGTAATTCAATAGACGTTTAGCGTAGTTAATACGAGCAGTCCAGTTGATAACAGTTGGGTCATTCTCGTCTTGGCTGCCCCATTTAGAAAGTAATTCATCTTTACCGATTTCTTGCTCTTTTCCAATGTTTACAGTAACCACCGTACCATTGAAATTAACGTTAACTGGCTTGCCACTTTCAACCTTGTCAGTCCACTTAGCATCGAGCTTAAGACTCATTTGCTTGTTGAGTGGATGAGTGGCAAAGTAGTTATTGAATACAGTCGTAACCGTCTGAGTTTTAACGTCTGTTGATGCTTTACCCACAACAACTTTTTCTGGGTTATAGACATCAAAATCATAATTTGTTTGGAAGTTGATTTCTTTTGGCAAATCAAATTTAACCTTATCCCCTTCATTGATAGCCATATCGTCAGGGAATTTTACGTCTTTATATTCAACGGTAAACCCTGAATACTTACCAGTTCCATTTGATTGGTCAACGACAACATCTGGATTAGTTACTTTAATTTCGTTGTCTTCTTTGACAAATTCAGTAGGCTGTTTAGGCGTTTCTGCGACTGGTTGTGCTACTGTTTCCGTTACTGGTGTTTCTGCAATCGGTTGAGATTCCACTGGTGCTGGTGGAGTAAATACTGGTGTTTCCGCTACGGGTGCCACTGTTTCAGACGGTGTCACCGTAACGTTGCCGGCATTGTCAGCGGTATAGATATTAGACACCGCTGGTTGAGTATCTGCCACTGGTTGAGTTGTTTCGTCTGCTGATACTGCCCCAGCACCGATAAGCAATGCTGTAGCTAGTGCTAGTGTGCCACAAAGCCCATAGGCTTTAGTTTTAACGTAGCTAGGTTTTGAAGTTGTTTGAGTGTTAAAAGATTTCATGGTATAATCTCCTTGGTGTATTTTTCTTGCATGGGCCCTAACCCATGCTTTTTTTAGTGCTTCAATCCGCACCCATAGCCCCACCGCTTTGTAAATATGTTTTTTTAGAAAGATAAGTGTGGGAAAAGTAAAGTTTATATTTTGGGGAAAGATATGGGTATAAGTACACTCCACGATGGGGCCGTGGCTACGGATTGAAGATAGTGATCTTATCGGTTTCCGTATTTTGCCAAAAGCTCTTGTTCACGTTTTTGGCGTGCTTCGTATTTGCGTTCGTTTTCCTCGTATGGTGTCCATACTGGTTCGAAGAAATATTCTGGTTCTTGTTTTTCTTTTACAAATAGCCATTTAAATAGTTTTTTCATTTTTAATTTCCTTTCTGTTTTCCCTAACCGCACTAGAGAGCTAGTGAGGTTTTTTAATTCATATATATTTAAGGAGACTTATGAATATCAAATCGTTGTAGTTTCAGGTAGGTATTGCTTACATCTCCTCACTAGCTCACTGTTACGGCTAGGGTTATGTGCTAGGCAATCTCTTGCCAATTGTTATTGAACCAATCTCTTACGGCGTCCCGTGGGTATCTGATTTGACTCCCTCGCCCTTTGTCGATTTTTGGGAAACCGTCAAGGTTGGTTATTCGTAAAAATTCTGTGTAGTTGCCAATTCCTAGCATTGACTGGCACTGTTTAGCAGTTAAAATCATGGGTAGCGTTTCGTCTAAGTCGAACGCTTTTGTTTTGTCTGCTATGACTGCCGTTAGCATGCTATCGAATTGGTCAGCTAATGGTTTAAATGGATCTGTCATGTTGTCCTCTTTTCCCGATTCGTCCAACCGTTGGATGAACTTCCTATTGTTCGATAGTTGGTAAAACTCCGATAGCTTTTAACTTGTCGTATAGGAAACGTCGTCCTAATTGTGTCTAAACCGTAGTCACGTTGCTATGAATTTTGCCGTCTTTTCCTTCATAGTCGAATGTTCGGCTTGAGATATAGCCTTTACCAAGGTATTTGGCATATAGTACCCACTGACCATTGACGATGCGTTGGATACGCTCTTGCTTTAAGAGTTGGTTCATCTTGCGTGCTGAAATGCCATAGTCTTGAGCGATTTGGGTGATAGTTAGACTATCCTTGGTTTGTAAAATCAAATCTAGGTAATCAGCATTTTTATTCGCTTCTTCCAACTCAATCAAGAGGTTTTCGTTTTGGCTTTCCAAGAGTTTGATTTTCTTATCAGCCATTAGCAATGCTCTTGCCATGATTTTCTCTGGGCTATTGAAGTCTTTTTCTACTTGGATGAAGTATTCTCTAACCTCGTGCCCCTTACTTGTTTTTGACATCATAGCTAGATGTTCAGCCATTCGGATTGTGACAGCATAGTCTTGCAGTTCACGAACGGCACCGTTATTTACAAGCGTAGTTCCAACTACACTTGTAAAATCTTCGTTCTCTTTAAACATTTTGAAGTTTTGCTCAGCCCACTGACTGAATCGAGTTTTTACTTCTAAGCTTTTATGTAACTGTCTTGCACTAACTACTGGCTCTTGATTTTCATTTAAAGTTATATTGATTAAATTGTTCATGTATTATCCTTTCTGAATTCGTCTAAACTGACATCTAAAACGTCAGCGATTTTCACCATTCTACTGAAAGAAAGGTCTCTCTTTCCGATGTTCATCAACGTGTTATAGCTGATACCAGTCTTTTCAGCTAACTCTGTGACTGTCATTCCTCTGTCAATAAGTAACTTGCTTAAAGTTTTTTTCATGTTCACTCCCAAAACACAATATATAGTCTTTTATTGTATTGAAAACACAACATATTGTGTTATTCTATCCTTTCTGATATAATTGATTCATGACAAATGATTAAATAGGGCCTCTCATCTCCTTATGAAAATCGCTAGTCAAATATTATGGAAAGGGGAATTAATATGTCTACTACAAAAAAATTTGACTTAGTTGGTGATATAGCATTCTTTGCCACAGAAATTGATAATGATATTGCTATATCGACAGCGGCTGGAACATACTTTGGAAAATTACTTCCTGATAATCCTGATGAAGCTTATGATGGTATAAAAAATTTTTTAGAGTTTCGTAAAAATTTAGGCCATACTTTCGACGGCGACGACCCACTCGAAGCTATTCTCTTAGTAGATGTCACTTTGGTTACTAGTCCAAATCAAAAAATAACGATGCCATTTGTTTATTTGTTTATTGACCAAATAATTGGCGTCTCATGTGGCAAAATCTAAGATTAGAAACATTTGCTAGTCTTTTAGAATCAATCGTTATATTCAAAATAGCGTTTGATTCTTTTTTCTTTCCACTATATGGATATCGTTTTGGTTTCATGTTTGCTCCTTCCTAATCTATACGAAATTTCGTATATTTAGGTTAAAAAAATTTAGGCTTCGACACGTTCGCTGAATAGGTATTCTAATTCGTATTCTGGGAAAAACGCCTTTTTGATAGCTACTGTTTCACCGAAACTAAAATCTGTAACACCGTTGATTTTACTACGAACCGTGCGGTAATCAACTCCGAGTAAGTCTGCGATGTCTACTAATGTTACGCCTTTACTCTTACGAATTTCTTCGATGTTTTTCATTTGCTTCCTCCTTCCTTAAGCTTGATTTAAGTATATACTAATTTTCGTATACTGTCAACGGAAAAATACGATTTTTTTTACTTTTTTTATTTACCTATACGATTTTCTGTGCTAATATATAGGTAGAAATAAAAATGAGGGTTATAAAAAATGCAGGCTGAAGAAAGAATTAAAGAGCTTATTATAGCTAAATATGGAAATGTTAGAGCTTTTGCGACAGAAAGCGGCATCTCTTACACTACTGTTCGCTCTATTTTGGAGCGTGGTATCATGAACGCAAAAGCTGAGAATGTTTTCAAGATATGTCATTTATTGGGAATATCACCGGATACTGTAGCAGATTGGGGAATTTTTAACGAACAACAACCAACCAACTCCCATGACATAGATAACATCATCGACAACGCCATGATGTTCGACGGTAAACCGTTGACTGATGATGATAAGCGGGCTATCCGTGGCATCATTGCCGGTTATATGAGTAGCAAGGAGAAATAGTATGGTTCGCAAATCCAAACAATCTTATAGAGATTTGGTTGCTTTGCTTGACAACAACGGGGTTGCTTTTGAACTTATGTCAAAAGGGAAAGCCATTACTTTTTTAGAAAAGAACAACTACTACTATAAAGTCTCTGCTTTTAGAAAAAATTTTAAAAAGAAAAACGGGAAATATCAACACCTTGATTTTCAGCACCTTGTAGATTTAGCCACAATTGATATGTATTTGCGAGATACGCTTCTAGATATTGCTATTAATGTAGAACACTTTATAAAAGTCGAGTTATCTAGATTAATCACTAACAATCCCGATGAAGATGGTTATACCATTGTTCAAGAATTTGCCGTCAATTACCCAACATACTATAACAGTACCTACAATCGATTCAGACAATCTCGATATCAAAAAGATATGTTTCTAAAACGTGGAGCTGATATCCCGATTTGGGCATTAATGGAGCACATGGATTATGGCTGCTTGTTAAAATTAGTAAGGCTTTATTTTGATAAGTATAATCCCAGCTCTCTTCAAAAGGCTGTGACGTTAGGTGATAACTCGAGACATCTCAGAAACGCTTGCGCTCACAATAATGTCCTGATGGTAAATGTATTTAGAGATGATGAAAAATTGAATAGAGTTAACGCCGTAGTTAATACGTTTGCTAGACAAAAGGGCGTTCTCAAATATCGTCAATACCGCAAAGTGAATGACCTTCTTTCACTCATTGCCTTATCAAATGCCTACTGTTCCACTGCGGTCCAATATCATCAAGGTTTAAAGATCCAAAATCTTATCGACCGAATGCAAAGGTATGCATCTGATTACACAAAAACGCCAGAACTGGTTAAAATGTTTACTATTTTTTGTAAAATCATTGACAATAAGTAAAACATTTTGTAAACTATTTTTAGTGGAAGACTGATTAAGTTCAGCGCCCTATGGCTTGTGCGTGCGCAAGTGTAAGGGAACAAAACGTCTAAAAAGAGCCAGTTCGTTTGTCGAATTGGTTCTTTTGCTTTTTCTATAGAAACTGGTGTGAGGTGCTATGACTGAAAAAGAATTGCTTGAGCAGTTCAATGTCTCTATCTGTGAGTTTAGTTCTCACGAGTGGTCACGAAACGGCTTTATCGACCCGATAAACAGGGTGGTTTATATCAATGGGGATTTAGCCCCAGAAATACGTTTGAAGGTCATTTTACATGAATTGGGCCACCTAGAGCATAATTCTAAAGAGTATGAGCGTTTGCGTGAGAAATACGAAGCTCAAGCTAATAGAAATATGATCCATGAATTGTTGAAAAACGAAAATCTTGATGATTTCAATTACTTACACTTCATGGAAAAATATAACCTCACCACGATTTGTGATGAGACTTTTGTAAAAAATGAATATCTAAAAATGATGAGGAATTGATATGAAACTTTTAAAAAAATACAAATGGTATATCTTAACGATTATAGTTTTATTCTGTCTTGGCTTAATGTTTGTGCCACGGTCTGGGAAGGAACCGAAGGAAACAAAACAGTCTAAGACTGTCAAAGTAACAAAACACTCCAAAAAGTCAAGCAAACATAGTTCTTCTTCGACTTCAAAAATTTCTAGCAGTTCAAGTTCAGAGCAACTGCAACAACCACAAGAACAGACGCAAACTGAAGCTTCTCAAGATCAGCAAGAAAAACCTATTGACGGTGTAGGCCCTACGCAATCACAAGTAGACCAAGCGACTGAACAATATGGGTATACTCCAGGGTATGGCGGAGTGCCTTCCGATTCTCCTGAGATAGCAAGAGAACAATCAGACCAACAAGCACGCGAAAACTGGCATGATAGTCAAGTTGAGTGGGCTAAACAACAAGGGTTTATGGATTAACCCAATAAAAAAACCAGTCTTTCGACTGGCCAAACTATATCAAGGGAGTGTGTGAGATTAATACCACCACCCTTTTATTATACCATAATAGAGGACTAAACAATGGCATCATACAGAAAACGAGAAAACGGTTGGGAGTATCGGATAAACTACTACGATTCGACCGGGAAACGCAAACCAAAGTCAAAGGGTGGTTTTCGTACTAAATCTGAAGCTGTCAAGGCAGCTGCTGAGATGGAGCTGAAAATACAAGACGGCTTGAATGTAGATGAAGATATCACTCTATACGCTTATTTCAAGCAATGGTGCGAAGTTTATAAGAAACCCACCGTTTCCAAAATAACTTACAAGGCATATATCAACACCCAACGCAAGATAGAATTATTCTTTAGTGACAAGAAACTAAAATCTGTCACTGCTACTCAATACCAGCGTGTGCTGAATAGCTACGCTAAAACTCACGCTCAAGATACTGTCGAGCGTTTTAATGTGCATGTTAAATCATGCGTTGAAATGGCAGTGCATGAGGGATATATCAAGCGTAACTTTTGTAAGTTCGCTAAAATCAATGCAAAAAATAAGGGGCGTGATATTGAAACGAAATTCCTAGAAGTCGAAGAATACGAGCGATTGATCTATGAGACAAGCAAGCATCCAGAGTATGCGTCTTATGCAGCACTCTATATTATCGCCAAAACTGGTATCCGTTTCGCTGAATGTTTAGGCTTAACGGTGGATGATATCAACCGAGACACTGGCATGTTATCAGTCAATAAAACATGGGACTATAAGAATAATACTGGTTTTCTACCAACAAAAACAAAAAGCAGTATCCGAGAGATACCGCTTGATGATGATTTTATAAATTTCATTGACCAGCTACCACCTACCGAGGACGGTAGATTACTACCTTCACTGTCCAACAATGCCGTCAATAAAACCTTACGGAAAATCATTGGGCGTGAAGTACGTGTCCACTCGTTAAGGCACACTTACGCCAGCTATTTAATAGCCCACGATATTGACTTGATTTCTGTGTCGCAAGTTTTAGGGCATGAGAATCTAAACATCACACTGGAAGTCTACGCCCACCAATTACAAGAGCAGAAAACACGAAACGATGAAAAGATAAAACAAATGTGGACAGAATGTGGACAAAATGCTTTAAAACCGCTTGGTTAAAGGCTTAAAAATGTCCCCTGCCAACGAAAAGATGTAAAATATAAAAATAAATGAAAACTACAAAGGCTTGACTTTACTAGGTTTTTATAGTTTTTATTTTTATTTATTTTCGTAGTTTTTTGAAAAAGGTGGACAGAAAGGTGGACAAAAAAAGAACCACCCATAAAAGGGCGGCGTCTACCTATGAAGGCTATTCTCAAAACCAATACTATTATAACACAAAAAGGACTGTCGAAACAATCCTTTCCAGAAAATTCCATCGGGCTACGTGCACATAGCTTACATGGCGCTGAGCTCAATCAGTCTTTGGAACAGTCAAGGCTTGCTTGCTGTAGGTATATTATACCACAGAAAAATAAAAAACACCTCCTAACAAGAGATGTTTTCCGCAAATGGGTCCCGTAAGATTATCCACAGCTATTCCTATTAATTTTAACACAAAAAAAATAAAAAACCCTGCGTCAGAGCGTATCTGTCCATAGTGGATGCAGGGGGATTGTCGTTTCATGTATATTATAGCACAAAAAAAGCCTACGAGAGCGACCAAACTACCGAGGCTTTCAACATTCATAACTAAAACGCAACACACTGGCAGGCAAGCCATATTATGTCGGGTTTTAGCAATCGAAATTAGATACCTCAATTATACCACAATCCGAATTTATAACAAATAAAAAAGCCCCAGCACAATGCTGAGGCTTCGACCACTACCACCATGATGTCCGAACTGTGGTCTGTCGGGAGGTGATATACTCCTTTTATTTTATTTTTGTTCGTGATCTATTTTCCAGTTTGGCCTTGTGTAGCTTGTGCACGTTCTTCAATCGCTTTAACAACCGATGCGCTAGCTTCATTGATTGCCTTAGAGACTGCTGCCGTATCATTTGACTGACTATTCAAGAAG